ATATTCTCCTTGTTATAAAACCTGTAATAAATAGTATTGGAAAAACTAAAACGCTTATTCATGAATTTCGTTGTTTTTCTTTAATTTAATTAGTGCCTTGTCTTGGATTTGTTTGATTCTGACGTGTGAAACGCCCAATCGTTCTGCTACCTGCATAAGTGTCATTTGTCCATGTTTATCTATGCTTATGAGACAGCAGTTCTTATCCTCGTCATAATCTATCCAGTTTCTACATTCTTTATTACAACAAGAGTTTTCATTTCTTATTATATCATCTTTACATTTCATCTATGTCAAACCTCTCAATAATATCATACATATCCTCAATTTCATCGTCTGAAAGAAAATTCTTCTTCAAGTTCTTTTCTCCTTGTTTTGTTAGTCTTGCTTTATTCTTTATAATTCTTTTTGATTTCAACTTTCTCTTTTCCATAATATCACAAACTACCTGCGACATCAATTCAGAGTTATTCGTATATTCATGAATAACATAAGAAAAGAACGCCATCATTGTCATATCATCATACAACAATCTATTACGAAAGTCAATATGTAACTTTGCAGGAATAGTAATTTTTATGTTCTTTGTTGGCTCACTCATCGCAATCTAATATGTGCCGAACTCTCTGTAGCACTTGCACTACTCTGCTGTAACCACTGTGCTTTTGCTTGTAGTTCCTTTACCGAACGAGCACCTGAATAAGATAAACCTGAACGAATACCTCGCTCTAATTCCTTAACAACATCAGCAAGTTTACCTCGGTAGGGAACTGAAGATGAAACACCTTCGCATGATGCTACACGACCTCGCCAATCCTTTTGAGCAGCGGCAGATGCCATACCTCGATAAGTCTTCCTTAGTTCGCCGGTTTCTGTTTTGAAGATTGTGCCTGGGGAACAATCTGTTCCTGCAAGGAGCGATCCCAACATAACAGCATCAGCGCCAGCAGCAAGAGCCTTAACAATGTCACCCGAGTTTTTAATGCCGCCATCTGCAATGATTTTTGCATTTCGGTCTGATTTGGCGCATTGGAGTATTGTTTCAAGCCCTGGAACACCGTGCCCCGTTTGTACTCTTGTAGTACAAATACTGCCACCTCCAATATTACATCTAATAGAATCAGCGCCCCAATCAGCCAAATCATTGAAACCCTCCAAGGTTGCTACATTTCCTGCCATGATATGAGTGTTTGGCAGAACTTCTCTAATTTTCTTAATTGCTTTTTTCATCAAAATATGATGACCGTGAGCAACATCAATACAAATAACCTTTGCTCCTGCTGCAACAGCAGAGACAGCACGATCTGCAAAGTCGCCACTAACTCCAACAGCAGCACCGACTAAAGTGTTCTCGCCAAGTGAAGCAATCATAGCAGACTGCTCCTCAATTGAATTATAACGATGAACAATTGAGATTCCACCCAATTCCCCAAGAGATCCAGCCATGTCCGCTTCGCTAACTGTATCCATAGGAGAAGCAATAATTGGTAAACCCAACTCAACTCCCCTGCCAAACTCAGTAGTTAGTGAAACCTCTGATCTTGATTCGATGTCGCTGTATTGTGGGACAAGTAAGACATCATCGTAAGTTAATCCCTTTTGCATTTATTCTCCTTTTATTGTAATGCTTCGATTAGTTCTTCAAGGTATTTCTTAGAATACCAACAATCATCATCTGGACTTTCTGGATCTTTGACTTTGAAAATAGATCCATCTCTCATAACAAATCCAGTTGGCACGCCATCATCTTTTATAAAAACATTAGATAGCTTTTCTTGCTTTACGGTATCACAGATGTAAAAATTTATACTTTTATATTTTTGTTCTAATTTTTTTAGAACAGGTTTTAGCTTATTGCATAAGTGACAACCATCCGAGGTGAAAAAAACCATCGATGTCTTTTCATCACTCACTATATCTTTATAATTCTCTTCAGTAAATTTCTTCATTTTACCACTCACAAATCAAGAACGTTAGATCTTCTTTCTTGTAATCTTTTTTGTCTGTAAAACTATACACGATAATCCCTTCTTTGTCAAGATGTTTATTGTAGACTTTTTTAATGTTTTTATGGAATCCACTTAAAACTTTATCTAAAAATGGATTAGAACTGCAACGCTCCAATTCTTCATCTTGTACAAATTTAACAACATTTCTTTTGTGCATCTTTTTGATATACTTCAAAAAAGGCTTGGTTGTTATATGATCTTCGTCAAGTGGCACTGGAATCTTAATTACACGCAATTTCCCCTCTTCATGAACAATTTCACTAGCTCCTGCAAAAGAACTAAAAAAGAGAAATACTAGTAAACTAATTGTAAAAAATTTTTTATAAATGAAAAACATTGCCCCTCCTGAATGGCGATGGTTTTATTATACCACAAGAGGGGCAAATGTCAAGATCTTCTAACTGTCTATTTAAGATCTTTTAACGTTATTGGAGTAACTGTCATTTGTTTTGACAATGGTTCGCCAGCTAATTTCAGTGGTGCTTTAGGACCACTAGCAGGCTCAGAGTCTATAAACATTGCTTTGACTGAGCTTTCACTAGGTGCAATCTCAAGCTTAATGAGAGCGCCAATAATAGTCTTTCTCATCAAGTCTCTTAATAAGTTAAATTTTCTCTTATCTTTTGCACGAGCTAATATTGATGACAGTTCTTTATCAAATTTTTTAACAACGTCACTTAGTTCGCGCCTCAATGCAGCATCTTCGGCGGCAAAAGTAGAAACTGATGACTTTGGCTGTTCACTCATAATTGATGAAACCTCTTCTTTAATGATTTGTTTTAGAGTCTCTTTAGTGATTTTCATTATTTTTCCTCTTTTGATTTAGTTTTGTAAACAACTTTCTTTGTTGTTGCTGCTTTTCTTGGTGCAGAAATTTTCTTTTCTGCTGCTTTTTTTGGTGCAGCAGCCTTCTCTTCTACCTTCTTTGGAGCAGTCTTCTTTTCTTCTGTTTTCTTTGGAGCAGCTTTCTTTTCAACAACTGGCTTTGGTGCTGGTGCTGGTGCCTTTGCTGCCTCTCTTGCTGCTGCTGCGCGTGCTCTACGACGCATTCTTGTTCTTCTACCCATGACGGATCCTCCAATAATATAAGTAGTAAATAAATTAACTAAGTTCTACAAACTTAATATTCCTTCTAAATGACCGAGTGCTGAATCCCCAAGTGTCATTATAATCTAGTTTTGCCATACAAGGAACATTCTTCTTGTAATAATCCAACTGCGGATCAACACCCCAACATTTAATATCAACCTGATTGCTCTGGTTATCAATTGTCTTCAAAATCCAGTAATCTTTGCCTGTCTTTGTTTTCTTCTCAATAACATCGCGAATAATAAACCAGCATAGACGCAAATCCCTGTCATATTCACCGATTGGTGGAACCTTCAACTTACCAAACTTTTTCAGTAACTTATCACTAACAACCTCGTTGATTGGATAAATACCAGTTAGATTAGTTAGAAACTCCATCTTCTCTGCCTTAGTGAAATCACCTTCAGGTTTATAGAGTTCGATGTTGTCTAACAAGTTCTTTTCCTTCTTTGGACGGTCAACTGCAACAGCAGACCAGAAGTGTTTCAGACCTGTAAAACGATCATCGACCATATTGTTTAGAGCACCCGAACGAGCCAATACGTCAAGAGCCTTCTTGTTTAGTTTTGAATAGCTAATGTCCTCGTTGAACAATAACTCCTCTGGTGTATTGAAAGGTCGATGCTGCAAAATCTGCTCAACTGCCTTATCTCCAAGACCTTTGATAGAAGTCAAAGGCTGAACCAAAGTTTTCTTCTCAGTCTCGCTAATCTCCCAAACCTGTCCCGACTCGTTAATATCAGGGCGCTTTACTTTATATCCAAGGCTTCGCACAATGTTGATAGCCTGTTCCTTTCTTCCCTCTGGTTCTTTATCGAGGAATGCTGCAAGCCATTCAACGGGATAGTAAGTAAGAAGATGGGCGCACTGATAGCTAAGAATACTGTAGCTGACAGCGTGGGACTTATTAAAACCGTATCCTGAAAAGTATTCAAATGTTTGCCAAAGTGTTTGTGCATCGCTTTCTTTGATGCCTTTTTCAACGCAACCTTCAATGAACTTTTTGTGGATTGCCATTTTCTTTTCATTACCTTTACCTGTTCCCTTTTTAGTTAATAACTTACGAAGCATGTTGCCTTCGTCAAGTGATAAATCTTTACCCAACTTGTGAGCCAACAAAGCGATTTGCTCTTGGAAAATAAGGAAGCCATAAGTTTCCTCAGTTACTTCTTTTACCAAAGGATGCAAATACTTTACGCTCATTGGATTTCGCTTGGCTTTTACATAGTGATTGTGAACCTTTGCCGATAGCGGACCTGGACGATAAATCGATGTAATAGCAGAGATGTCAATGATTGATTCTGGTTTAGCTTTCTTACAGAAGCCTTGTGCCCCCTTCTCTGTAAACTGGAATACTCCAGCCCACTTGCCACGATGGAAAACATTCTTGTAAACCTTCTGGTCGTTTAAATTTAGAACATTAGGTTCTAAGTTTTCGTCGTACCATTTTTTGATGTCATCGAACGTAGGTTCCTTAATCCCATGGTGCCTGCGAAGAATATGGCTGATAGCACCCTCAACCATACGGAGGCTTGCGAGTCCAAGAATATCAAATTTAATAAAGCCAAGAGGCTCAAGGTGTCTAACATTTTGTCCCTCACTCCATGGTGTTTGTTGTACGCCACCACTATTAATTAGCGGCATGTGTTTATTCAATCCGTCAGCAATAACCACGCCGCCAGCGTGACGACTGATAGATCGAACCTGACCATAAAGGTTGTCAACGTGGGTAGCGATGTGCGGATACTTTCTAAGAAATTGTTTAAGTGTCTCACTGTATTCTTTTACCTCTTCAAATGTTGGAGCATAAACTCCTGCTGTAATTCCGTGTGCTTTCTTGGCAATCGGAGTTGCTTCTTTTAGCATCACAGAAGTTACACGGTTTACCTCTGTAAAATCAACGCCATAGAACTTTGAGATATCTTTGATTAGTGAACGCAACTGTAGTGTGTTGTAATTGCTAATTGGAACTACAACATCTTTGCCCCACTTATCAATAAGGATCTCCTTCAGTACCATCGGATCAGCAACATCATAATCGATATCTGGATAATCGACAGCATCGCGTCTAAGGAATCGACTAAAGAGGAGACCATACTCGATGGGATCAATACCAGTAATACCAAGTACATAAGCAACAAGAGAACCAGCAGCACTACCGCGCCCTGCACCAACCAACTGTGTTTTAGTAGCTTCATCACTAACCGCCTTCATTGTTAAGAAATATTTTGAGAAACCTCGGTCTTGAATTACTCCGAGTTCTTCTTTGAGTCGCTCACTATAATCGGTGCTGGAAGCCAGCCCCTTTTGCTCAAGACCTTTAATACATAGTTCTCGTAACGTTTCATCAGCCGACTTTCCGTCAGGAACAACAAAATCAGGTAAGCGAACAGTAGCATCGGGATAGAAAGATTCAATACGGCTGTGAGCGATTTCATAAGTGCGCTCAATTGTTTCACGAATAAAGTCATCATCATAATCTACCCCACATTGTTTTGAATAAGTTTTATAAGCATCCCACATTTGGTCGCCATTCTTTGGATAAAGTTCATACTTTAGTTCCTCTCGGCTCTCTGGGAGTGTTGAGTCTGCATAGTCTGGTTTAGATTTTCCAAGCCAACCAAGCTGTTTATAAAGTTCTCGATCTTTAAACAATTCTGGTCGAGGATAATGGCTATCCGCTGTTGAAATAAGCTTGATGCCTGTCCGTTCAGCAGCTTTGATAATGTGTTTATTAATCTCATGTTGCTCGGGGATTGCGTTCCATTGAAGCTCACCGTAAAATCTATCTCCAAAGATAGAGGTAAAGTTTTCAATGGTTTGGACCATCGCCCGTTGTACAGCTTCATCACCTTCCTCCCGGTTGTTCCAGTAATCCTTTGACAAAGGACCACCCATGCAAGCTGAAGATACAATAATACCTTCGTTGTGTTCCCGCAACATCTCAAGGTCGATGCGGGGATAACGATAAAAGTTCTCTGGGTCAAACGACTTACTTACCAAAGTAAATAAGTTATTTAGACCAGTTTGGTTTTGAACTAGCAAAACCAAGTGAGCGCGCCGGTTTAGGATGTTCTTTTCCTGCCGTTTTGTTGCTTCCTCGTCTTCAATAACTACTGCACTATTCTCCTCTTTCTTCTTTCGACCCTTTTTATTTTTGTCGATTTCTGCTTTTTCTTCCTTCCATTTCGCAACGGAATCAATGAAATAGCCTTCAATGCCAAAGATTGGCTTGAAGTTCTTGCCTTCCTTCTGTAGCTTCTTTGAGTGAAGTACCTGATAAGAAAGACCATTCATGTTGCCGTGGTCTGTTAGAGCCAAGGCATCCATGCCGTTCTCAATAGCATAATCAATGTGGTCCTGTGGATAACCAAG